CGGCGCTATTCAAGTTCCTCGGCTTTTCGCCTGTCGAGACCACATACGAACGTTGGCTCGGGGAGGGTTAATCATGGTCGCAGCAGCAGTAGCCGGCGCGGCAGTCGTCGGGGGAGTAGCATCGAGCGCGATGAGTTCAAGCGCATCTAGAAGCGCGGCAAATACGCAATCTGACGCGGCGAAATACTCGGCAGACTTGCAGAACGATCAATGGCAACAGACCCAGCAGAATCTGAAGCCATACATGGATCTGGGCGCGAGCTATATCAATCCGCTCAAGAATGCGCTCGCCAACCCCATGTTGACACAGCAGTTCAGTGCGCCGACGGAGCAGCAGGCCCAATCGACGCCTGGCTATCAGTTCACCCTGAATCAGGGGCTCAAGTCGGTTCAGAACAGTGCCGCCGCGCGCGGGCTTGGCGTGTCTGGTGCGGCCTTGAAGGGCGCTGCGAGCTACACAACCGGGCTTGCCGATTCGACCTACAACGATGTTTTCAATCGCGCGCTGCAGACGTTCAATACGAACTACAGCAGCGCGGCGAATAATGTCAACCGGCTCGCGGGCATCGTCGGCAGCGGACAGAATGCGGCGGCCACGAATGGCTCTCTCGGCGCACAAGCGGTCGGCAATATCGGGAACACGCTGACCAGCGGCGCGAATGCCTCGGCGGCCGGAACCATTGGGGCAGCTAACGCCCTGTCCAATGGCCTGAATGGGATCGCCAATGGCGCGACGAGTTACGCGCTGCTCTCGAACAATGCGGGAGCCGCAGCGCCGTCTAGCGCATCAATGGCGGCTGGTAGCAATGGCTACGGCTTCACGGTCTAAGGAACGCATATGCCACTCGATCCAAGCATCGCATTGAATGCCAATGCTCCGAAGCCTGCCAATCCATTGCAGGAAGCTTTGTCCATCGCGCAGTTCCGCGCACTGAACGCGAGCGGCCAAGCGCAACAGCAGCAGCTTGCCGCGAATCGCGCAACCTCCGCAGCCTACCAGCAGGCCACCGATCCGACGACCGGCCAGGTGGACAATAACAAGCTCGTCGGCATCCTGTCGCAGAACCCGGATGCGGCCTATAACCTGCCGCAGGTCATTCAGGGCATCAACGCGCAGAAGCAGCAGCAACAGACGCTTCAGACAGGCGCGCTCGATCAGTCGATGAAGGCGCAATCCGGTTTGCGCCAAGGTCTCGGCAGCCTTCTGACGAAGCAGGACTTGTCGCCGCAGGACGTGCAGAGCTTCGCCACGACGCAATTGCAGGCAGGCGCGATCACGCCGCAGGTCTACCAGGCCGAAATGCAGTCGATGCCGCAGGACCCGCAGCAGCTTCGCCAGTGGGTGTCGCAGCATTACATGTCAGCGCTGTCGGGCGAGACACAGTTGCACGCGATGCTGCCGCAATACGCGCAGGTCAACACCGGCCCGGCGACAGTCGCGGTCAACCAGAACCCGCTCGCGTTGAGTGGCGGTGTTGGCACGGTCGGCTACACGCTGAAGAATGGCCTTACGCCGGCCGAAGCTGCTGCACAGGTGCCGGTAATCAATGCGGACGGTTCACAAGGCACCCGCAGCAAGGCAAGCGTGCTTCAGCAGCAAGGGCTGGGTGGTCTCTTGCCACCAGACGCGCAGGGCGCGGCCGGTAGCGATGGCCGCTATCCGGGGAATGGTGGTGTCGTGCAGACGTCGCCGGCTGCTGGTGTTGCGGAGGCTACGGCGAAAGCCAATGCGGCCGGCGGAGACCAGTGGGTAGCAGATCAGACATCGAACGCTAATTCGAACACCCGCGTCAACATGCTCGGCAACGCGCTGAATGCCCTTCAGAACTCGACGACCGGCAACGGTGCCGACAAACTGCAGGCAGTGAAAAGTCTTCTGGTCACGCTCGGCGCCGCGCCGCAATCGACTGTCGATAGCGTTCAGAACTTCGACGAGGCAAACAAGTACCTCACGCAGTATGCACAGCAGAAGGCGGCCGGCTTCGGCCACGGCACCGACGCGCAGCTCGCGGCGTCGATCTCGGGCAACGGCAACACGCACATCTCCAATCTGGCGGCGCAGGACGTCGTGAAGGTCAATCTCGCGCTCGAGCGAATGGAGCAGGCGCGTACCGCCGCATTCCAGCAGCAACTCGACGCGGGAGCGGTGAAGCCGTCTGACTACTCATCGTGGAAATCGAAGTTCGGCTCGACAATGGATCCACGCGTTTTCATCGCAGATCAGGTGCCGATTGCCAAGACTCAGGCGATGGTCAAAAGCATGACGCCGCAGCAGCAGGCGACGTTCAAGGCCCAATATAACTGGGCCGTCCAGAACGGTTACATCAACGGGCCGCAATGATGGCTGATTACAGCGCACTCCTTGACGAAGCGGGACGCACGTATAACGTCGACCCGAAGCTGTTGAGCCTGATGCTCACTCGCGAAAGCTCGGGCGCGCCGGGCGCGGTGTCGCCCAAGGGCGCCACTGGTCTGATGCAACTGATGCCGGCTACCGCGAAAGCGATGGGGGTTACTGACATCACTGACCCGCGCCAGAACATCATGGGCGGCGCCAAATACATGTCGCAACTTCTGGATAAGTACGGCGACGTCAAGACGGCACTCGCGGCGTACAACGCAGGACCGGGCGCGGTCGATAAGGCGGGCGGCATCCCGAACTTCCCCGAGACGCAAAAGTATTCCTCCACGATCTCGAATCAGTATCAGGGCGCGGCGCCGGCGAATCTCCCCGGCCTTCCGCCGACTGTGGCCGCGCAGAACGCTCCCGCTGGCGATCCGTTCAGCAAGCTCATGGCATCGGCCGCGCCGTCGAGCGCGGCGCCGGCATCAGCCGATACAGCTGCAGCAGACCCATTCAGCAAGATGATGGCGGCGCAGCCCGCGAGTCAGCCGGCGCAGCCCGCGCAAGCTGCCACACAACCGGCCGCGCAGAAGCCTGCCCCATGGTCGCTCGGCAATATGGCCGGCGCTGCGCTCGAGCCGCTCGCCACGCTCGCCACTGGCGCAATCGCGACTCCAGTCAGCACGGTAGCGCGCATCGGCGCCGCCGCGCTTCCTGGCGTCTCGTTCGACCGCGCCAAGCAGATCGGCGAGTCGGTACAGAACGCGCTGACCTATCATCCGCAGACGGCCGGCGGCCAGCAGGCCAATGCCGATATCGGGCGAACTGTCCAGAATGCGCTCTCGCCGATCGCGAACAGCGCGCCGGTCAAGGCATTGACGAACGCCTACGACCAGAACTTCGTGAGCAACCAGTTGCCGCTTATGGGGACGATCAATGATCTGATCCCGAGCACGACAGCGCAGATTGTCGCGCCGGAGCTCGCCGGCCGCGTGAATGGGCTCGTCAAGTCCATTGGACGCGCCGATGTGCCCACGCCGACGCCGGGCAGCGTTGAACTCGCCAACCGCGGCGTTGGCCCGGTTCCGCAAGGGCTTCAGCCCGCGCCGGTTGGGCGCCTTCCGGTCGCGCCGGCCGCTAATGACCTGTCGGCGATCCTGAAAGCGGATCAGCCTGTCACGGCGCCGCAGCCTGCCGCGACCATTGCGCGCGCGCCGGCGGCGAATGACGCAGTCGGTATCAACCGTGCAGCGGTCAATGACGCGATGGGAGGGCGCCCAGATCTGCCACAGGCGCCTCCTACGCAGGTCGTCGGCAAGGGAGCGGCTGCGAATGACGCCAGCACTGCCGCGCCGGCCGCCGCCGCTCCTGCTCCTGTCCCTGCCGAAGTGCCGAAATTCGATGACTCGGCGCCGTCGACGGTCAAGGCATCGCTCGCTCCTGATCAGCAGCAGAAGAACCTGGACCTGATGCGCGAGGTAGGACTGACCGAGACGCGGCCCAGCGCGATCTCCGGCGACAAGTTCTCTGCCGGCAATGAGTACCAACTTGCGAAGACCGACACGCCGCAAGGTGAAGTGCTGCGCGCGCAGTTCGACAAGGAGCGCGCCGCGTTGCAGAACTACGCGCAGCAGATCTCGCAGGACACCGGCGCGCGCGGCGCATCGCCCGAGGAAGTCGGGCAGATCGTTCGCCAGCCTTTGCGCGACCTGAACGACTATTACGACAACGCGGTGAGTAGCGTCTATCAGGCGGCGGACCAGCGCGCGGGCGGCATCGCCGGTATCGATGCGGATGCATTCAAGTCGATGATGGACACCAAATCGAACTTCGCCGGCAAGTCTGAAAACGGCGCGCTCGGCCGCGGCATCAACGCCTATCTGAAAGAGCAAGGCATCCGCAACGCAGACGGCACATTCAACCCGATGAACGCGAAGCAGGCCGAAGGCGTGCGCCAGTACATCAACAGCCAGTGGTCTCCGCAGAACTCGGGGCTCATCGGAAAGATCAAGGAATCGCTCGATACGGACGTCGCGAAGTCGGCCGGCGATGACGTCTACGCGCAGGCGCGCGCGCTGCATGCGGAGCGCAAGAACGTGCTCGACAACCCGAACGGCATTTCCTCGCTGCTGAACGAGCAGGGACCGGGGGGGATCAACCAGGCTGTTCCTGACGAGAAGATCGGCCAGAAACTGACCTCGATGCCGGTCGGCCAGCTTCGCCATATCGTCGAGACTTTGAAGAATGTGCCGGAACCGTTGCAGTCGGGCGCTCAGCAGGCCCTTGCAGAAATGAAGGGCATCTTTGCGGACGCAGTGAGCAATGCGGGGCAGGGCGCCGAATGGAACGCCGCCAAGGTCACGAAGCAGCTGAATGCGCAGCGCTCGCGCATGGGACTGCTGTTCGACGATGCGGAAATGAGCCGGTTTCGCACGCTGAACGACGCGGGGCATGTGCTGCAGAAGCCGACGGCCTATCCCGGCGCGGCGGCGCAGGGGCATAACCTGCTGCAAAAGGCGGTCATCTTTGGCCCGGCTGCGGCGACGGCCGGCACGATGTCGGCTCTTTTCGGGCCGCTCGGCGCTGCAGCAGCGGGGCCGGCCGGAACGGTCCTCACCAGAAAAGCCACCGAGTTCGTCAACCGGCGCGCGGCCAACAAGCTATCTGAATCGCTGTCCAATCCACGTGTCGACTGGGAGAAGTAACGGAAAAAACAGGCGCAACAGCCAGCCTGATTGATGCGGAGGTTGCCACACTCGAGCGGTTTTCAGTTTCTGCTCATCGATAGCGAATGCTGTCCCGCGCTTTCTGGCGCCAAACACCGCAATGACGTTGCCGTGAACGTCTAGCACTTCGAACATGCTGTTCTCCAAGCCCTCCCCGTGAGGGCTTTTTCATTATAGGCCCGCCAATGAGCGGGCTTTTTCGTTTGAGGCCCACATGCAAATCATCCCGAACGCGAAGGCGCAGTTCATCGATCAGAACGGGCTCCCCCTCGCGAGCGGCACCGTCGGTTTTTATTTCCCCGGCACGCTGAACCCGAAGCCCACGTATCAGGACGCGGCAGGGACCATCGCCAACACGAATCCGGTGGCGCTCGATAGTCGCGGGCAGGCGCTTATCTGGGGATCGGGCGTCTATCGGCAGATAGTCAAGGATGCATCCGGCGTCACGATCTGGGATCAGGTCACGGAAGATTCGAACGCGGGCCTGACCGGCAATATCACCGATGCGAAGTTTGTCTCCGGCACCGACTTTATTCCCGGCACAACGAACTCTCTCACCCTCCCGGTCGCGCCTGCATCAGTCTCAAATATGTGGGTGCACTTCGACGCGGCATATCAGGCCGACGACCAGATTGCATCGCTGGCTGGAACGGTGCTGACGTTCAATAATCCGATTCCTGTTGGCGTGCAGGAGGTCAACATCAAGATCGGCACGACGATTGCCATAGGCACGCCCGGCGCCGGGACGGTCACTGATGCCTCTGTCGCGCTCGGGACGAAACTGTTCAACCGCCTGAACGACTTTATCGATCTGCGCGACAAGGGCTGCAAATGCGATGGCGTCACCGACGACACTGCAGCATTGCAGATGGCCGTAACGTCGATCGGCTCGACGGGAGCGACGCTGATCATTCCGGGTCCGACGCTCATCTCAGGAAATATCACCTTCGGCGCGAATACCGTCCTGTGGCCACTAAACGGCGGCTACCTGGTCGGCAAGGTGGGAACTGAAGTCGTTACGGTGCAACAGACACCATTCGCGGGTCCGATTGCTCTGTTCAAGACCTGCGCGCCGATCGCGACACGTGCGATGACGGTCTTCCCGGAGTGGTTCGGGGCAGCCCAGGCAGACACATCCACCGATAGCGGCGTGGCGATCACTGCCGCGTACGCGTTCTTGAAAAACACGCTCGGCGTGATCAGGTTGCAGGGCGGATCCTACTATCACAAAACTACCATCGTGGCGCTTGGCGGCATCACGCTTGAGGGAGCCGGCCAGAACAATACGAAGCTGATTAACAATGCGTCCACCGCGACAGTGGATGGCATTCACTGCTACGGCACGTCAGCCGCACCGATTACGTGCGCCATGTTCCGTGACTTCAGCATGTACTGCTCGACTCCGAGCACGGGATCGTTCGGTGTCGATATCCAGTACTGCACGTTCGCGAAACTCGAAAACATGCAGATCGGAGACTATCTGTATGGCTTCCATCAGTTGCAGTCGCCGAATGCGATTTTGCGCAACACGATCATGACCTATCAGGGCACGACGCCCGGCTTTATAGGATATGTCCTCGATGGAGGCACAGCAGCGCCCGGAAATCAGTCAAGCGTCTACGATCACTGCTGGTATCAGGGTCCGCTCAACATTAGCGCGGCCGCCGCAGTCGGGAGCATCGGTTTTCGCTTCAACGGCGTCTACATGTCCGACATGGAGTTCATCAACCCGCAGGGCACACAGACCGCCTACGGGATGAACTTCGATTTTTCGACCGCGCAGTACGCGGAAGATATTCTTGTTCAGAACCCTGTTCTCGATCAGTTCAACGTGCAGGGCATCTTGGTCAACAACCTCCCAGCCGCAGGCGTGCTGACCATCATCGGCGGCTGGATCAATCCGATCACGACGTCTGCCGGTACGCAGACTTGGGACATCTACCTGAGTTCATGCCTAGGCGCGGTCACCATCAACGGTATCGAGCTGGTTGCCGATGCGAACACGCCTCGCTCGACGGGCATCTACGCGCAAAACTGTTCCGCGCTCGTTGTGACGGGTGGGTGCCAGATCAAAAACCACAACATTGGCGTCAATCTTGTTTCGTGCAGCTTCAGCCAGATCAGCGGCAACCACTTCAGAAACGATACGACTGCCGCAACCTTTTTTATCAGCGGCACAGGCGACGCCCGCTCGATGGTGACGGCCAACACCTTTACCGGAAACGCGAATACCGGAGTTGGATTCGACACAACGTCTTCCAGTTCGGGAGTTGTTGCCAACACATTCGACGTGCTGCACATCGCCACCCGTGTAAGCAACAACTCGACGTCAGGCGGAGGCATCCCAGTAGGCGGAACGGACGGCAGCACCGGTCTGAACAGCGGTTTCTAAAAATGCAAAACGGGGTGTCTATGAAAGACGCAATGGCAAGTGCTGCAAAGACGGCGCCTCCTGTTGGCGCGAATTACTGGCTATGGCTGACGGGCCACGACATCAACTGGTGGGTGGCGATTTTCACTATCGCGTACATATGCCTTCAAGGCTACTTCCTGATCAGGAATAAGGGGCAGCGAGCATGAGCAGCTTCGATGATGCATTCACGGCCCTGATCGGAAATGAGGGCGGATATTCAAACAATCCGGCTGACCCTGGCGGTGAAACCATGTGGGGCATAACCGAGCGCGTCGCGCGCGGATGGGGCTATACCGGCGACATGAAGGATTTGCCACTCGATACCGCCAAGGCCATAGCTAAGAAGCTCTACTGGGACCCGTACCAGTGTGACCAGTTCGACCCGCGCATTGGGTTCCAGGTCTTCGATGCTGCGTACAACGGTGGCCGTCCTGCTCAATGGCTTCAGCAGGCGGCCGGCGTCAAGGCTGACGGTGTGATCGGCTCTATCACCATCGCAGCAGTGCGCGCGGCCGATCCGATGAAGATCATCATGCGCTTCGACGCCTACCGGCTGCAATACCTGGGCAACCTTCCCACATGGCCCACATTCAGCCACGGATGGGCTAATCGCATCGCAAGCAACTTGATTCGAGGTGCAGCATGAGCGCATGGACATCCGCACTGAACGTCGTCAAGACGCTTGCTCCGACCATTGGCACTGCGCTTGGAGGGCCGCTAGTTGGCGGTGCTATAACGGCCCTCGAAAGTGTGTTCGGAATCACGCCAGAGCCGAGCGCATCGACCGATGACCGACAGGCCACACTCGCCGCAGCGATCAGCGGCGCCACTCCCGAGCAGCTCGCAGCGATGCGCGCGAAGGATCAGGATTACGCGCTCGCCATGGCCCAAGCAGGTTTCAAGAATACCGAAACCCTGGCCTCTCTCGCAGTCGAGGACCGGGCCAGCGCGCGAGCCATGCAGATCAGCACCAAGAGTCTGACTGCGCCGTTCCTCGCTCTGTTCGTGACCCTTGGGTTCTTCGGCGTGCTGTCCGTGATGATGTTCTATCCGCTTCCGCAGGCGACGCATGATGCACTGATGCTGATGCTTGGCTCGCTCGGCACCGCATGGGTAAGCATCATTGCTTACTACTTCGGCAGTAGCCAATCGAGCGACAGGAAAACCGAGCTGCTTGCTCAATCGACTCCGGGGGCTTCCCAATGAACCTCATCCTTCGCTATCTCATGAACTGGCTGATTCTGCTGGATCAGGCGCTCAACACGCTCGCGGCAGGATCGCCCAACGAAACGATCAGCGAGCGCGCGGCGAAGGCACGCAACGCCGGCCGCAAATGGGGCTGTGTGCTTTGCCGGTTCCTAAACTGGATCAACCCAGGCCACTGCGACAACGCTCTCACATCAACCATCGGCGACGACGCCATCATTCCTGACGGGAAATAGATCATGAAAAAGATTATTTGCGCATTCATCGCGCTTTATTCGGCTTTCGCGTTTAGCGCAACGCTCAATCCGATTCAGTTGCTCAATCCTGCGGGCTCCTCGAGCGGTCAAGCTATCGTCTCGACGGGCGCATCGACGGCGCCGACATGGGGCAATGTGACACTCGGCGGATTGCAGGCGATCGCAGCAAATACCCTCATCGGTAATGCGACCGGATCCACTGCTAGTCCGACCGCGATCACGGTGGCAGGATGCAACGGCGCCGCTCAGGCTCTGCAATGGACGAACGGATCAGGATTCGGATGCAACTCTTCCGTCGCGACATCCGGTGCGAATACCAATATTACGAGCCTGAATTCCCCCGCGCTGGGCGCAGCAACTGCTACGACGGCTGCGGCAGGTACAAATACCACCCAGGTTGCCACGACTGCATTTGTACAAGGCATCAACGCTGGTCGGCTGCTCAACGTCCAGGTGTTCACGTCAAGCGGAACGTACACGCCGACGAGCGGCACGAACAAAGTCATAGTTGAGGTGCAGGCGCCTGGCGGTGGCGGTGGCGGTGTAGCGGCATCCTCAACGGGGCAAAACGCTATCGCGCAGGCCGGAAGCGGCGGGAGCTATGCAGAGATCTACTGGGCAAGCCCCGCGAGCACGACGGTAACAATCGGCGCGGTCGGAAGCGCAGGGGCTGCCGGAATAAACGCAGGCGGAACGGGTGGTGCGACGAGCGTCGGGTCCGTTGTTTCTTGCCCGGGAGGGGTTGGTGGGGCGGGCTCGGCGGGGCAAGCATCCGGCTTCACGCAGAACGGCGCGGCTGCTCCCGCTAATTGCACGATCTCCGGAGCAACGGTTATTCGAAACGTGGCGGGTGCAACTTCCGCGCCGGTGACGAACATGTCGTCAGCTGCTGCGTATCCGGTGAAGGGTGGGTATGCCGCCATGGGCTACAACACCAATGGCGGCAATGGATCAGGAGGCGATGGTGCGGCCATCCCCGCCAGCACGGGTGCGGCGGCCGGTATCACTGGGGTTGGTGGGAAAGTCATCTTCTACGAATATAACTGATCGACGGCGCGGCAGCAGCAACTTGCGCATCAATCGCCGCGCCGGCATCTCGAAGTATCGGTGTGTTCCAAGCGAAATCACGGCAATGGCTGCAAGCACAATCAGAGTGCGCACCGCGATAATCACCAGATTGTCGATAGCCGGCGCAAACGGAGAAGTAGGCGCCGACTTGTCGATCACAATCAGATGCAGCAGGTACATTGAATAGCTTGCCTCGCCTAGCGCCACTATCGGCGCGACTGAAAGCGGCTTAGGCTCGTAGCGCGCGCAGCAGAACACGATTACGGATATCGCCGGCAACAAGCCAACACTCCACACCGCCCGCTGCGCATCGATGCTTATCAACTCGCTGCGAAACACGAACAGGCCGACATTAATCAGGGCGAGCGTGAGCGCGGCCAATCCAATGATCCGCTCGCGCAGGGACGGTAGTCTCTCACTGATCGAATTGAACGCTTGCGCAATCGCGCATCCAGTCAAAAACTCAAATACGCGCGGGTATGGAGCAATGTACTTGAACCAGTCGGAGAAGATCTCGTTTGGTATCGCCAGCGGGTTCTCAACGACGCCGATTCTTGCCGCCAGATAATCAATCGTTGCAGTGTGGTGCATGATCAGCGACAGCAGAGCGGCTGACGCCACGATGATCACCACGGTGATCGCCAGAGAGTGTCGCCCACCAGCGCGCCGCATCATAAGCAGGCAGATTAGCGGGTACGTCAGATACAGAAAAAACTCCGTACTGATCGACCACGCAACGTTCGTGAAGTTGTACGGGAACGCGATCGGATGGTTTCCGACGAAGCCGTAGAACCAGCTCTGTGTAGCCGTCAGCGTGTACGGCAGCGCGGCGAAATAGCTGGCGCGCTCGTCTGGCTGGTACAAAAACCAGTTTCCGGAACTCACGTCATACACAATGAGAGCGAGCAGGAGCGGGTAGAGGCGACTGAATCGAGCGACGCCGAAAGCGTACAGGCCGCGAATCGACGTAACCGAGTGCGAGTAGTTGTAGTGAATGATGAAGCCGCTCATGACGAAGAAGAGCGACATTCCTACAAATGCAAGCTGGTGCATCGATTCGAAGAATGGAACGCCAGTCTTCAGCTTGAAGAACGTCGGCCACAGGTGATCCATCACGATCGCCGCAGCAGCGGCAAATCTCAAGCCGGTCAGCGCCGGCAGATCCTGTCGTTTCATTGGAACACCTACCAGACATACATCCAGTCATCAGCCGAGTCATAGCCCTTTTGCCATGACCGGTTTTCCATGGTTCCCTTCGGGTATGGGTTGTCGCCGGGGTTGCCATCAGCGAACGCTCTTTTCCCTTCGTTGACAATATCTTCTATGAGCGCTGGCCGCCTCAGGATTCTGCCCCATAAAGACCGATTCGATTCAGTCATTTTTACCCGTCCCGAATGAAAAGCTTTGTTTTTGCTCGCCGGATGATACATCAGACTTGACTGCGGTCATCCCGCCTAGAATGCCCGGCATGGAAGACGCCACAACCAACGCCACCGAATACCTGCTCGAGCGGGCCGCGATCATGGAAATTGACGGCGGCCTGAAACGGTACGATGCAGAGTTCTATGCTGTCGTGGCGACGTGGCGATTCTGTCAGCGCACGGGCGCGCGGGAACCATCGGCGCTGAGCTACAAATACCGCAGCCGCGGCTTTACGGGCGATGAAGCCCGTGAGCCGGGCGAGAAGCGCGATTAACCTCGCGCGTGCAACAGCACGCGACGCCTACAAATTACAAATCCTGTCCCCGCAACCGAATTTGTAGGCGTGCCGCCTGAAGCAATCAGAAGCCGTTGGGCGGCACTCTCATACTCGGCGAAGATCTGCTCCCCATCTGCAACAATCCGGATTTCCCCAAATAGCTGAGCCACGATTTTCCGCGCTCGCTCAACGTCTCCTTCAAGCTCCGCCTTCAAGTCCATCAGCTTTTTCTTGAAGCGCGCGACGATCTTGTCTGCCGGTTCCTCTTTCGCTGCGATCGGCACCGGCAACGCAACCAGTTTCTTTTTCTCAGCTTCAGCAGCGCGAAGACGCGCGACTATCGCATCGGACGATCCGACCTGTGCGAGTGCGTCGACCAGCCTTCCGATCTCTGCGTCGAGCGCTTCGCGGCGCTTGCGGATCTCTGCGCCAGTGTCGCGGTGCGCGCGGCTGCGCTCCTGTAGCGCTGCACGCAGACGCCGCTCAAGATCGCGCTGCGTGGCCGGCGACAACAGTTCATCGCGCAGATCGCCGAGCAACCTGACATCAGCTTTGTCGCGCGGGAAGCGGATGCCAGCGCACACCGCAGGCCCGCGATCGTGCCGCGCGGTGCAGCCGTAGAAGCGCTTGTCGATGGCGACGACCGAGCCGCCGCAGTGCGGGCAGCGCATGAGGCCGCCGAGCAATGTGCGGGTAGGGCGCCCGCGTCCTTTTCCTGGCTTTGCGCGCTTCGTGTCGATGTAATGGCGTGCGGCGGTCCACAGGTCATCGCTGACAATGCGCAACTCGGGCACTTCGGCCACCTTCCATTCATCGCGCGGGCGCTCGACGCGCTGACGCTTGCCAGTGTCAGGATCTTTCAACCACTGCGAGCGATTCCAGATCAGGCGGCCGGCATACAGTTCGTTGTTGAGAATGCCGCTTCCCTTGTTCGGGCAACCGTATAGCGCCGAGACTGCCCAGCTTCCCCCACGCGGCGACGCGATGTTACGTGCATTCAACTCGTGCGCGATCTTCTGAACACTCCATCCATCGGTGATGAACTTCGCGTAGATCCAGCGCACCCACTGCGCCTCGACGTTGTTGACGACGTACCTGCTGCCAGCGTCGGTCTTCTCGATGTCGTATCCGTAGCTGGCGCCGCCGGCGATGAAGCCGCGCTCGAACTGGCCGGACTGGCCGCGGTGCGTCTTGTGCCGCAGATCGTCGAGATACAGCTCGTTGATCATGCCGCGCACGCCGCGCATGATCTTGCGCGCGCCCATCTGGCTATCGTAGCCATCTGCCACGCCGACTATGCGCAGCCCGCGGTGCTCGAGGCGGCGAACGATGCGCTCCTGTTCTACCTGGTCGCGCGAGAGTCGATCAAGCCCCTCCACGATCAACACGTCGAACCGGTCGGCGAGCGCGTCGGCCAACAGGTGCGAACCACCCGGGCGCGCCGCGACCGGCACGCTGCCCGATACGCCTTCGTCGCGGTACTGGCCGACGACCGTCATACCCTCGGCCGCCGCGCGCGACGTGCACACGCGGATCTGGTCGGCGACGGACGTCTCGCGCTGCTTGTCGGTCGAGAAGCGGGAATAGATCAGTGCACGCATTCTGTTTGTGTTGATTCTTGTGCGGATTGTTGGCGGATGCGGTCCTCGGCGCGCTCGGCGAGAATGTCGTCGGCAACACGCTCGGCTAGGAAGTCGAGCAGGTCGGACCATGCATCAGGATTCTTTTCGGCGAACATGTTACACCCCCGCTGAAATGCCCCAGTTACGGGCAGTCGTTGCGATCACCTTCTGTGCCGCTTCAATCACGTTCTAGCCTCGTATGGTCCGAACAGCGCCGCGATGAACGGATCGCGGAACGCCGGCCGCGCCAGTTCTCGTTTGGTGCGCTCAAGTCGATCAGCTTCCAGTTTTTCAAGCTCACGCTTGGTGATCGAGTACAGGCGTTTCTTTGCAAGCTTCTGATCCCGGGATTGTCGCGCTGGCCTGGGTTTGTCGACTCCATCGCCAAACTTGTATGCCGCGACATGCCTAAGCGACTTGCCGGCCATCAGCGGTCGCCAGTCGCCTATGTAGACACGCTTCTGCACGATGAGGGTTGCGATTGCCCGACTGATGCAGGGTTTCGACAGACCCGTTTTCTCCATGATTTCGGATATGGTCATCGGAGAGTCACTGATGCTTCTGCCGATGCGCTCGATGTTGTCGTGTCTGATACCCATCATTCCCCCGATTCCTTTTGAGACAGAGCGCGTATAGCGTCGGCAGCCTCTGCCCTGATCTTTGCGTATTCCGTCCAATCAGCGGATCGATTGTGGGGATAAATAGCCGCAGCCGCTTCCTCCAGCGCCGAGCGGCGGATCTCTCGTGCAAACGCAATCGCCTGCGGGTCGGTGGTCTCGCCGTGTATGTTGTGCCGCACGGCCAGAACGATGATTTCGTAGTCAGTCATCCTTCTCTCCCGCTTTGTGTTGGGACAGGGCGGCGTCGATAGCGGCATCAAGCCCATCATTGAGATGCGGATTCCACGAGCCGAACACATCTCGCACGGACAAATCGCCTTCATCACGAAGCCACCGGTATCGCTCCGCATCCTTCCTCAATCCCTCTGATTGAGCGGATGCGTACAGTGGGAAAACGGCATGGCCCACTGCTCGCCACTGATCCCGTTCATGCTCATACCCGGTCGCACGATAGACTTCGCCATTGTCGTCAGCGATGAACCACGCCACCGGCTGCGCATCGACGGCTGGCGCTACAGCCGCGAGCTGCGCTTCGAGTTCGGCTATGCGGGCGTTTGCGGCATTGTGTTCGGCCTTCCAATACTCCGCAGTCCGGCGCGCATCCAAAATCTGATCGGCTTGCTGCTCGATAATGGCGGCGTCTGCCTTTATGCGCCGTGCGGCTTCATGTCCGCGGTGAACGTACTGAAGCATCGTCAGGTCGCTGCTCATGACCATTTCGACGGGCATCTGCAAGACGCCGAGTAGCATCAAATCACTCATTTCGTCTCTCCGCTTGCTGATTGAGCGGCGTTCTTATACAGAGCCTTGTGGGCAATCCGGCACATTTCTACCGCTGTGCCGGGCGTGTATTTGGCATAGCGAGATATGGCTAGAAGCGCCTCGGCGTAGCGCTCGAAGGCCGCATCGCGCGCATCATCCGTGAGCGCTGTCTGCGCTGGCGGGGCGGCGTTCGCGTTCAAATAGACCGGAAGTTTGCCGTAGGGAAGCGCGGGAGCGGCCTCATTCGGCTCGAACGATACAGTGCCAAACGAACGGTGTAACCAGCCCGCGCAAGTATCAGCGGATACCGCCTCCGCACCCTGCGCCACATTGGCGGAAGGGGCGCGGTCGATTTGCTCAACGATCTTGACAGCGGGCTTGTACATTTCCAGCGCTTCGGTCCAGTCAGCGTGAGTCAAGTTCTTTTCCTGTTGGCCGCCGCACCACTCGACTTGAAGGCCGAGGGCTTTGCACAGAATCTCGATTTCGCCGCAGATGGCGGACTTACCCGAGCCGACGCGGCCCGATACGGTAACGGTGACTTCGCTCATTTCCATTTCCTCACAGATTCAAAACCTTGTTTCCATGCGGTGAACAGCGGGCTACGCACGCTGTAGCGGCATTGCGTCCAGTCGTAACCCTTCAGGGCGTGGTTTCGACCTTCTTCGAATGCCTCTTTCTGTTCGTTGCTCATTGCGGATCACCTGCGCTTGATGCCACATTGGCGGAAGTTGATGCGGCGCGGGCGTAGAGCGCGCGGCCTCTGCCGAGCCATGTCCACGCTACCGTAGGGGCAAACTGCCAACCGTGCAGATCGTCGTGCGTGATAAACCCGACTTCGGTCAACGCCCCGCGCTCGTCCTGCTCGACCGATGGCGCAGGCTTGCTTGCTTCGAGCAGGAACATCGCCTTGCCGTTCAGGTTCTCTTTGGCGTATGTCTTGAACTTCGAACCGTCTGGCTCCCAAACTCCGACCTCGCGATACGATGGTTTGTCGATAGCGGCAGGCTGGCGGGCGAGCAACGCGCGGGCGAAGTTTAGGGCACCGTCGCCGTTCAGCCATCCATCTGAATGCGCGTATCGACTGGCTATCTCGATTAGTTGTTCGTCAGTCAGCATATCTGCTCCGAGCTTGCTGGTAGTGGCGGTCATGCTGTAGCCCCTTTGCTGAAGTCAATTCCACATGCGGAGTTAGCGCAGAGCTTCTGAAAAGGCGCGTTACCTTTACCGCACACCGGACACTTCCAGCCGATCTGCTGTGTTACAGATTCAGAAGGATTACCGAGAACACAACGCAGACCTTGGAGACAAGCGGCACGCTGGCATTGCATCCCGGTTTGAGGGCAGAGAATTGAGTGGACTTGCATCATTTCACTGTTCCCCGTTAGATGCGGCCAGAAGGGCGCGCAAATTCTTGGCGTCTTCAATGAATCTGTTCCGATCGAAGTTCCAAATGGCGTGCTCCAGCGACTTGCGCTGCTCATCCGTCAGCACCACAGTCGCGGCTACGCGAGGGAGCGCCTTCATGTGAACGCGCCCCGCGATGTAATGCCAGTCCACCCTGGCACCCGTGACCGTTGAGATACCCGCGCAAATCGCGTTGGCTGCTTCCTTGGGAATGTCGAACAGGCCGATCGACTTGCCATGCTTGTACACGTCTTGCGCGCACTCATCCGCCGACATCGCCACCGCCTCTTGCGCTCCGCCAGCAGCTATCGCGGCGTCTGCCTGCGGGGTGGCAGTGGCCTCAGCACGTTCCAAGCGCTCGATCAAAGTCAGCACCGTGGCAGGTTTGACCGCACGGAAGTACGCTTCAGCCAAGACATGCGCGTTGCCGATGCCGTAGAACTGAACGCCCATCGCCTCGCCGTCGTAATTGCAGAAGCCGGCGTTCAGTTCGACATACCCTTCGCCGCCGCAGGCCGGGCACCCCATGTGGCTGCCATCTTCGTAGTGCTCGATACGCTGCGCGCTGTCGATGTCCTGCGGCGTCGCGGCCAGTGCGGCAGCTTTCAGTGCTTCGATCTGCTCATCGCTCAGACTCGCTGCGCCTGTGTTCATAGTGGTGTCGGTCATAATTGGTCTCGGGATGGTTAGGCGGTTAGGTCGATTGCTTCGCGCGAGGCGCGGATGAATTCGGCTGCGACTTCCGGGCTGATCGCGTTACCAATGGCGCGCAAGCGTCCCACTCGACCGGAATTCCCATCAACCAATATCGGAATGTCGTTGACTTGAGCAGGTCCCGGCGGCCAAGGTCCACGCATTGATCGCAAAGGTTCGCCACGTGCAGCCGGCCGTTCTTCCCGCGACGCGTCCGATTCCCTTTCCCTGATTCGCCCTTGCCGTCTCGCGTAGTCGGAGTCTGCCACCCACCAAAACCGGTCTCTTTCCTGTGGAGCGCCGACGCTTGCAACTGGCAGAACCGACGCCCCGCAGGAGTAACCGATACTTTCCAGGTCAGTGCATACAAGGTCGAGCCAAGCCCTTGCAGCCGGGCTCGTAACCTGTTCCCCATACATCCGGCGAGGCTTTCGCTGCTTGATGAGCCAGTATGCGGAGGGCCATAAGTGCCGCTCGTCAGCAAACCCTGCTCCTTTGCCTGCCGCGCTGAAAGGTTGACATGGACAGGATAACGTCCAGACTTCGTCGTCTCCCCAGCCGGCGATATTGAGGGCGTAGTCCCAAAGTCCGATTCCGGCAAACAGGTGAACTCGTCGGTATCCAGCAAGCTCATCTGGAAATACGTCCTCGATAGATCTGTCACAAATTACTCCCGGCGTTATCAGGCCCGCGTCCATGAGATTGCTTAACCAATCGCAGCAATATTTGTCGATCTCGTTGTAGAAAACGCCGCTCATTCCGCCTCAGAATGGTTTCAGGTTTATTCGAAAAAGAGCCCCTGTGGCAGCGGGCTTAAACACGCCGCAGGCTGTGCTGCCTACGGATTCTTTAATCTCATGCCAGCTTTTTCTGCCGTTCGCTCGGCGGCCTCAGGCTCAGTTCCGTTTCGAGTTGCAGCATGTGATCGATGCGGCCCTGCTGATGAGCATTCGGGTGCGACAGCGCTTTGAACGTTGTGATCACGCTGCCACCGTCTTTGCAATGAAACTGGAAGTCGCTCAATCCGACGCCATCAAGAACGATGTCATCGCGCCCACTCGCGCCGACGTGCAAATGCAGTTCGTACCCGGCTCCTTCCCATTCGTGCTTAAGCGGCATCACGAGGCGCGGAAACTTCAGCCGTGTCAGGCCGAGCATGTCGTCTTCGACGCCTTCGAGATTTGGCTGTGTCGGCGAGTCGTCGTGCTCGTAGAGCGCATAGCGCAACTGCGATTCAAACTCGCTGAGAATGAAGTTGTTCGTCGTCATCTCGAACTTGATGCTGCAACCATGCTTACGTTCTTTGCCGCACAGTTCCGACACAACCGTTACCGCGACAATTTTTGTCTTTGCTTGAAAGAGGGTGAACATGAATAGTCCTTATTGATTTCCAGGGTTAGCGAACTCACCATGGTATTCAGCAGCGGCTGCCTTATATGCTTCGTGAGCTTCTTCCTTGGTGTCGAAGTAGCCAATCGTCCTACCTTTTCGACTAACTGTGATCCTCGCGCGCCACTTACGGGTTCTCTTAAACCAAGAAACCCCTTTGAACCCTGTCTTGTTACTGGCTGTTTTGCCAATGTTGAAGTGGTTCTGCGAGATCGTTGCTTCTCGGAGATTGCTAAACGAATTGTTCGATCGGTTGCCGTCTATGTGGTCAATCTGTTTTTTTGGCCAACTCGCCGTTACAAAGAACCATGCCAAGCGATGGGCTCCATAGATCTGACCATCAATGGAAATATTGATGTACCCATCACTCCCCCACCCGGCAGCGTTGCCAACCTTGATCCGGTTGTTAATCGGATATTTCCATGTGAAGACACCAGTCTTCTGATCATAGTCAAGAACTTGCAGCAGCCTGGAGTGGGTCAGGGTGAACATGGTTTCTCCGGGGTGAGGGAAGGGTTAGGCGCCGAGCAGCAGTTCGCGTTTGTCTTCGTAGGCTTGCGAAAGCTTGATCGCATCCGCTTCGGGCAAACCGCGCGCGCTGTCCATTACCATTTCGAGCACGTCGACGCTTTCAGCCTTCTGGATTTGGGCGAGCAGCTCGCCGTAAGCCGGCAGAATGGCGTCGTCCTGCTGCGCGCGCTGGTCCGTGATCTCGCCTGTTGACTGGTCGACGCCATCGTCGTCGTCCGTCTCGCTCGGCGTGATGTAATCGCCATCGAGCACCGTATCGAGCGCTTGCGACCGGCCGCCCGCGCCGACGTCGTCGATGGCCGCGGCGGATGCCAGTTCGATGCTCACCGGAAGATACTTGAACAGGCGGCGCAGCACCGTCTTGCGGCCCATTTCCTCGTAGTGCTGGCCCCAGACCGTCTTTTCCTTATCGCGTGCAAACTTGTAGTTCTGGCTCGCGTCGCGGATCTCGTTGACCTGCTCGGCGCTCATGACTTCGAATGCATGGCCACCGCCGACCAGCTTCGCGACTGCGTAGAAGGCGATCACACGTCCGCGGTTGTTCAGCGCAGGCCGATGCTCGAGCTTTTCGTCGAGGCCGTAGGAATATTCGAAGTGGTCGTTTGCGCAGACGGCATGCGCCGAAATGCTCACCACCTGACCTGAGCGCCGCGCGAGGTCGATCAACCCCTTGTAGCCGATGACGATCTGCGTCTCGACCTTTTCCGTCACCCACTGGTTGCCCTGTTTCTTCTTCTTCTCGAAGGGGATCAGGTACGCATGGCCAAGCGGCGTGTTCGGTTCCAGACCGAGTTGCGAGCACTGGACGACCGCGCCCATCAGCGACTCGACCGTGCATTCCATCAGTTTCGGCGTCGTGCGCAGTGCGCCGAGCGCGATCTTGAGCATGCGGTCGGGGCTGACGTGCTTCGGCAATACCGCGGCGAGCGTCGCTTTCTGCGATTCGAAGAAGGTCTTCACGGTGCCGATGCCGGCTTCGCGCGCGACCATCTTCGATGCTTGCTTCAGGTTCGCGAGATTGGTTGTTTGTTGTGCCACGGTCATTCCTCAGTGATCAGCGCCCAGGAGGGCAAACGGATAATGTCGATGCCCGTCGAATACCCAGGCCACGTGTTGGTGCGCTCGCACTCGGCATACGTGCGCAGGTTCTTGCGGTACTTCTGGCGGCCCGATTCGAGGCTTTCTTCATCGAGCATGAAAGCGTTCGCGGCAAACGGGTATTCGGTTTCGACGGCGAGGAAGATGAAGCCGAGCACTTCCTTGCCGCTTGCTGCCTCGTAGCCGTCGCTATAGAACGCGGCCTGCACGTCGTAGCGCTTGCGCGCGACCTGTTTGCGGAACTCGTGCGGCGCCGCGCTGCTGAACGTCTTGACGTCGAGCAGCAGCACCGCGTCATCGCGCACCGGATGCACGAAGTCAGGACGGCAGCGGCAGGCAACGCCCGTTTCCGGGTCTGTCCAGAAGGCCGACACTTCGGCCATGCCGGTCTGCAGCGCTTCACCGATCTCCGGCAGCGCGCGCACCGATACCGCTTGGCGCACCGCTGCTTCGTACTGGTCATGCGTAACGATGGTTCGATTGCCGGTGCGTTCGTTGAAGTCGCGCCACCAGGTCATCGCTGCAATGCTGTCTTCGGAAGGCTTCTTTGCATTCCATTGAGCTTCAGTCGGACGGCGCGGCGCACCTTCTGGCATGACGGCATAGCGCTTCTCGAACTCTTCTGGTTCTAGAATCGCGCAGTGAGCCAGATTCCCTTCAAGCTGGCCCGACTTCGCCGCTGGCGCCGGCCGGTTAGGATCGCGGTGCCGCGCATAGAAGATCGCAGGCGACAGGTCGAGCGTGTCGAGTTGCGACTTGCTGATCGGTGACATCGCGTGGTAGTCGTCGATGTTGAGGTCGGTGATGATCATGGTTCCCTCAGAACGGCGGATGATCGTCATCGCGATCGATCAGAATGACGCGCTTCATCGCGTCGATGTAGCGGACCTCGGTCGCTTTCAAGACATAGAACTTCGCGTTCGGCGCGCAGCGCGCGAGGCGCTCCGCTTCAGCAATCGCCGAGTGCTCGGATGCGTGGCGATGCGAGGGCGGCTTCGATCCAGTCGGGCACCACACCAGCCAAAATGCTTGGTCTTCAATCACGTCGCACTCCGATTTACAGGTTGTTCCGCGCGCTCAAACAGCGAGGGCGTCGCGAAGTAGAGAAACAGGAAGGCGACCAGCGTGCCGAGAATCATGGCGAGGACAGGGCGCTCGTCGAGGTAGCGAGAGAAGCGGCGCATTTCAAATCCCCTGTGCAGCCATCCAGCCCAGCCACAGGCCGAACGCGATGGCTATTGACCAATCGATTGCAGTGCTCAGCATGTCGGCCTCACCGTCAGAAGCAGCAGAACGATCGTCACGACGCCCATCGCGGCCAGGCCAGCGACAAACCCGTAACCCATGTCGATTGCGCGGTAGTCGGACTCGGTCAGTTGGCGCACCGGCTCGCGTTGCAGGCCAAGCACACGGCGTGTCACGCGGCCGGCGAGGCGGTTTAGTAGGTGGCTCACGCTGCACCCCGAACAAAAGCGCAGCAGCACAGTGCGAGCACGCCCCAGATCAGGAAGAGAATGGCGATTCCGCTCATTGCACACCCCCGACGCAATGGATAATCCGCGGCTCCTGGCGCGCTACTTCGCAGCGCAGATCGTTCAACGCAATGATCAGGTTTCCCGACAAACGGCCGCGGTCCTCAGGGGACATGCGATCGAACACGAGTTCGTCGGCAGCGTCGGCCATCAGCTGAGCGACCTGTTCGACTTTGGCGCGGGTGAGGTTCATCACACACCCCCGCTCAAACGACGCTTCACGATCGCTTCCTTCGCCTGAAGCAGCAGGCAATGGATCAGGTGCAGATCGCGGTTTTCGCCGCGTGCAATCGCGTGCATCAGCGCTTCGTCCTGAGCAGGCGTGAAGCTCTCGCTGATCTCTTCGAGCAGATCGAAGCGCGTCACCGCAGCCTCAATCTGCGACCGGCGGTCGTATGCAGCCAGAGCGGCGTTGTCGAGCGCCTCCTGAAGGCGGTCGCTGTAGTAGTCCACGGACTGCGTCACGCGCTGAACGCTGCGCAGCTTGTCGATATCGGCGTAGCGCATTTCGGTCACCTCATGTGGTGTTGCTGTGAGGTGAAGATTAGCAATCACTAAACCGAGAGTCAAGTAAAGACTAAACTTTTATTTGTAACAAGACGGGCCCCGGCGATGCGGGGCTAAACGGTGACCAAGCAGTGGGGGTGAATCAGTGGCAGTGCGACGTGATGGCGCGAACGGCCATCAGCAGATAGTGCGCGACTTCGTTCAGCAATTCTTCGGTCTCTTCGCGGCTCGGTGGCAGCTTGAGTTTGTGCTCGACGCCCTTGCGTGATCTGTAGGAGTCGAGGTCTATGACTTCGTCACTTTTTTCGGCGCTTGATTGCATGTGAGGAACCCTCTTGTATTGCAGCGCTGAGCTGCTGCTCGGCTAACCGGAATTCATCTATCCCGGATGAACCATTGTGAGGGACCGGTAAGGAGTTCGCAATCTGCAGAATTCCAGTGATCATCGGAAACATTTTTCGGGCCGGATCGCTAATGGCGTCCAGACGGGTGATCCACTGGATAAGGTTCAAAGCCTCGGCAGTAAGAGGCACTTTTTGGCCTGTATTCGACGAATCGAGACCGTCGTCAGAATCCAAAAAACCAGTGCCCATCCCATAGTCAGCCTCGAGCCGGCGCGCAAGTCGCTCACCAAATGACCCACCTGCCTTGATCTGTGAGAACAGGCTTTTGTCCTTTGCAGGGGCCGTATGCGTTTCAAGCCAGCGCATCAAGTTCGCGCGGCGGATGTCTTGAATGTCCATAGCGCAAGTTTAGTTTCTTCTAAATTAGTATTCACTTGACCCACCGTTTAGCAAGTACTAAACTGCCTCTAAATCAACCTTCCCCAAGGTGAGGCACTGTGGATCTCAAGACATACATCAACAGCGAGCGCGGCACGGCCACGAAACTGGCTGCAGCTATCGGCGTATCGCTTTCTTACCTGTCGCAGATGAGCGACGGTACCTCGGCCGTCAGCCCAAAGCGCTGCGTCGCCATCGAAGAAGCCACGGAAGGATGCGTGACCCGTAAGGATCTCCGTCCTGACGACTGGTCCGACATTTGGCCCGAGCTTCGTTCTGAACAACCAGCCGCAGCCTGAATCCCCGCAGGCCGCGACTGTGGAACCAATTATCTGGTTCTCCGCCGCACTGCACAACGTTCGACAGGACCACACGTGAACATCCCTGACGCAGCCTACGCAGTTGCTCACGACTACCCGGGCGGCACGGAGTCACTGGCTCCGCGTATGCCGATGCCGGGCGCCGTGCTGCGCAACAAGGTCAACCTCAACAACACCACGCATCACCTGACGCTCGCTGAAGCCGTCCGCATGACGGATCTGACTGATGACGAGCGCATCCTCGAGGCGTGGGCCCGGCATCGCGGCAAGGTGCTGATGGATATCCCGGCGCCTGAAAACTGCTCCGACGGCGAGGTCATCGAACTGATGTCCGAGTCGATGAAGACGTTCGGCGACATAGGCGCGGCAATCACGGACACGTTTTCGGATGGTCGCGTTGAGTCCCACGAAGCGCGCCGCGTGCGCGACGTCATCTGGGCTCACCTCGGCAAGCTGTTCGGGCTGTCGAGCCGGATTGATGGCATGGCGGAGAAGTGACCATGGACCTGCCTCAGCCGTTCACCCCATCCGACTGCGATCTGCGCGACTTCGCATTCATGCCACTCGACGTTCAGCGTCTGCGCGACAGCGATCTAGCCGCGCTCGAGTCGCCTGAGTGCTGCTGGTCTGCGGTGTTGCTGTGGTGCGCATCGTGGCACCAGGTGCCGGCCGCTTCATTGCCTGATGACGATCGCGTGCTCGCGCAGCTGGCCGGTTTTGGCAGAGTGGTGAAGGAATGGCAGCGTGTCCGCGAAGGCGCATTGCGCGGATGGATTAAATGTTCAGATGGTCGCCTCTATCACCCGGTTGTCGCCGATAAGGCTTGCGACGCCTGGGAATCGAAGTTTCAGCAGCGCTGGAAATCAGAGTGCGCGCGCATCAAAAAACACAATCAGCGTCACGGGACAAAGGTCAAATTCCCGACGCTCGATGAGTTCCTGTCCCCTGATTACCGTGATCCTGTCCCTAGGGACATTGCGCATTTGTCCCCTGGGACAACTAACGACGGTCCCCAAGATGTCCCCCGGGAAACACCATCCAAGAGAGAAGGAGACGGAGACGGAGAGGGACACAGAGACAAAGACAAAACCCTAGAAGCGCCGGTGGTAGATCACACCACTGCGCCCGAAGAAACGCCGGCGCCTCTGCCTTCGGAAATCGTTCCGAACAGCCGTGCTGCTGCGATTTCGGTCCTGATGCGTCGCAACGGCGTCGAAGGCTGCAACTCGGCGAATCCGATCGTGCAGGAGTGGGCGGCGAATCCGAAGGTCACCGATGACCTCCTGCTGACGGCCGCCGACATGGCGAAGAAGCGCGAAGTGCTGCGTCCGGGCCCGAACTACCTCGCGCCGATCATCGCGCAGCTGCTCAACCCGCCGAAGCCGAAGCAAAGCGACGACGCGTGGCGGCGCACCGACAAAGGCATCGAAGCCAAGGCGTCGCAGCTCGGAATCTATGCCCGCCCGGGCGAAACGCATGACGCGCTGCGCGAGCGTTGTGAGTCGGAAATCCGCAAGCGCGCACAGGGAGTCGCAGCATGAGCGATACGACCGGTCAGGCATGGGGAATGTGCGCGGCGTTTGGCTGCCCGCTCTTCGGCACGCTGGGGCATGACGGGCAATGGTACTGCTTTTGCCACGCGGGCAAGCCGTCGGTTTTCAACGACGCAATCACGCGCGAACTGCGCGAACGGCAGATGCCCATTGTCGAGGCGACGCTTTCGATTCGCCGGCATTTCTCGTCGTTCTACGACGCCCCAGAGGCCTACCGCGCGATTCAGAACAAGCTCATCGGCATGGATCGTCGCGACCTGCTTTTCAACGCGAACGGCAAAGACACGCCACCTTCGCCGCCATGCCGACCCGGAATGAAGCCGGTCGTGAAAATGTGGCTGGCTCGTCTCGAAGCCGTGTTGATCGAGGCCTGCGCCGAAATCGGCCAGCAAAAGCGCATCGCGACCACGGTGCAAACAGCCAAGGTCATCGGCCCGACGCACGCGTCGAACTTCCATCCTTACGCTGACGGAGAGGCAGCATGATCGCCACCACCACGCGCGTGAACGCATTTCTGCACGTCCTAAGGGGGCTCGCATGCTGATCGCAATCGACCCAGGTATCCGCGGCGCCATCGCGCGCCTCGACCACAACGGCGGCGCTGAGGTGCGCGACATGCCGATCCGTGCGAAGCAGGGCGGCGGCAAGATCCGCAACGAGGTCGACCCGAAGGCACTGCAGGCGCTGCTGCGCGAACTGGTGCCCGCCGACGAGCGCGGTCTGGTCGTGATGGAAGCGCTCAACACGTTCGCCGGCGGCTCGGTGCAGACGATGGGCTCGCTCGAAGCGACGAAGGCCGTGATTACGACCGTGTGCGAACTGACCGGCTTCGACGTCGCGTTCGTCTCGCCGAAGACATGGCAAGGCTTCTATGGCATCAAGCGCACGCCCAGCGAGGACACCAAGACGCAGAGCCTGCGCATCGCGCGGCAACTGTTCGGGCAGCACCTTTGCCCGCTGGCGAAGCACGATGGCCGCGCAGACGCGCTGCTGATCGGGCGCTATGGGATGAGGCACTTTGTATGAATGGCGTCCGGACATATCGCCCGCGCATCCGCGTCGTTCGCGGGCCGCGCTTCTGCCCGCTCCTGGGTGTGGTCGATTGGACCGGCGTGTATGACGCCCTAGGCATACGTGAATGGGAATGCGTCGGCTATGGCTCTTCCGGATTCGGATCGACGCCCAAGCACGCATATGACGCGTGGTATCGCGAATTCCTGCTGCCGCATCAAAACGGTCGTGAGTTCATGGCGGCCTATCTTCAAACCAAATATCCGAGTGGAGCGTCGCTATGAACATCCTCCAGCTCGCCGGCTCCCTCCCACGCGACCCGCAGTTCCGCGAGTTCGTCAGCCAATACATGGTCCCACCGCGCGAGCCGACCGTCGATGAGGCGGCGCAGTTCATCCGAGAGGCGTGCGAGATCGAGAGCCGGCGGCAGCTTGCCGAGGACCGAGCGGCAGAGCAGCGCTTCCACCGCTTCATTCGCCAGCAATTCGTCACTTGGAAGGAAAAAGCCTGATGCCGCTCCCAACATTCAAGCCCATGGGCGGTCGCCCAGATCGGATGCGCCTGAACTGCGAGACGCCTGAGAACCAGTCGATCAGCGGCACGCGCGGCGGCAAGGCCAAGCTCGACGCCAACCAGATTGAGGTGTTGTGGGATGAGGTTCAGCTTCACACGCGGCTGACTTTCAGATGGACGCCCGCGAAGGCGGAATAAACGGGGGGAATGACATGGCAATGACGACGATACCGCTAGAAACCGCCGCGACCATGATAGGGAAGGCCGTCAAGGTAGAGGTTGAACATGCAATCACTGAGGCAATTCATTCGCATATCGATCCCCTGATCAAGACGATAGCGGCTGAGAAGGCTGAGCAGATATGCGAGAACGCGCGTGTTGTCATGCAGCGCGACGTGATGAGCCCCGATCGGATGCACGTGATCATCCAGTTCAATGGCGAAACATTCAAAGATACTGATCTGGGGGCGTGATGGATCGAATCGACGAACTGCTATTGCAATGGTACGAGTGGCAGGCAGGCTACACGCCGAACCTCGACTACGGCGGCGCCGATCCGGCCTGCCGCGATTTCCGCATCAGCCGGCAATGGATGGATTACGACGACCTCGACGCGGAAGTCGAGATGAACCTGCGCGCGGCAGTCGGCAAGGTGATCGAGCCGATGATCCTGAAACTTGACATGCGCTCCCGGCTCGCGATCAACACCGCCATGCGCAACTTTGGCGCGGGCGCATCGGTCTGGGTCAATCCGAGGCATGCTGACACGCAGGATGCGGACTACGAGCGCGCCAAGGCGATTCTTTGCCCGCAGATGGTCGCTGCAGGGTTAGTCGAAAAAGGGACTTGTAAACCCGTTCGATATGGAGTAGATTTCCGATCCGTGGCGTACTCGCACGCCTAGAGAAAACTCATACCCCATTCGAAGCCCCGCCGGTTCGCGCCGCGCGGGGCTTTTTCGTTTCCGCCAGTCACGCAACGGTCGGCGTTGCAGCTCACTCCCGGACTGGCTCACCGTGTCTCCACGCGTCCCCTCGCGTTTGCCCCGCTCGTCGGGGCTTTTTTATTCGAGCCTTCCGCAAGGCGTGAGTGCGATAACCGCGCCAGCTGTCGACGTCTTGGAAGCCTGGTGTCTCCGCCGGCTCGCCGGAACTCGCTCAGGCGCGGGTGACAGCAACCCCTAATCCCTTGGAGCAAATCATGAGCGATCCGATTGCAGAAGCCGCAGCAAGCCTGAACGATGCAGCGCCGAGCAGCACCGAGCCGCAGCAGCCTGCGCCCGAGGTGGCGCCGGTGGGGGAGCAGTCTTCGTCGCTCTCGTCTGGCGAAGCTGGTTCGGGTGAAGCGGGAAACGCTGCTGGGGGTGCCTCGTCGGACGCGCAATCCCTGGCTCAGAACTCTGTCGTCGATGCCGCAGCTACGGCCAGCGCTGAGGTGGCGCAGCCGGGGGAGGCCGTCCAGACTCTGAGCGCTTCTACCGAATCCTCGTTGACGCCTTCCGTAGGTGACGCGGGAAACGCCGATGCGGGCACGTCGCCCGCTGGTGCTGCTACGCCTGCCATTACGGGAAACGTGCTGGTGAACGCGGCACCGGTCGTTGATGAGCCAGTGATCACTGAGCCCGCCGTCGAACAGCAGCCAGAGCCGGAAGCCGAGCCGATGGCGCGCGAGTGGCACCTGATGTCGTTGGAAGCGAAGTTCGCCGCGGCGCTCGCCAAGTTGCGCAACGCGGAGCGTGTGTCGGTCGATGAACTCGACGCGATCTATACGCACGTCAAGGCGGTGATCTAAGCCATGGCCGGCCGTCCGTCGAAGTACAAGCCCGAGTATGCGGAACTGGCAATGAACTATTGCCTGCTCGGGGCGACGGACGTTGAGATTGCCCAGTTCCTGGGCGTGAGCCTGCGCACCGTGGCCGACTGGAAGGTCGTTCACGAAGACTTTGCCGAGGCGCTGACCACCGGCAAGGAAAAAGCCGATGCCAAGGTCGTGGGCGCGCTCTATCGCGGCGCGCTCGCCGGCAACACCACCGCGCAGATCTTCTGGCTGAAGAACCGCCGCAAGGAAGACTGGCGCGACAAGGTCGACCACGAAGTGGCCGGAAAAGACGGCGCTCCGATCCAATACGAGCGCGTCGAGCGTAAGATCATCGACCCCAAGGCCGAATGACCACGCTGACCATCGAGACGCCGCGGGTCTATCTCCCGTTGCTTCAGCCAGCGCGCTACAAGGGCGCATACGGTGGTCGCGGATCTGGTAAATCTCACTTCTTTGCCGAATTGCTGGTCGAGGAATGCATCCGCCAGCGCACCGATGCGGTCTGCCTGCGCGAAATCCAGAAGTCGCTGAAGTTCTCGGTAAAGAAGCTCATTGAGAGCAAGATTGAGAGCCTGAACGCGGGCTACTACTTCGATGTGCTAGACGCTCAGATCAACTCGAAGCAGGGCGGCGTCATCATTTTTCAGGGCATGCAGGACCACACGAGCGATTCAATCAAGTCGCTCGAAGGTTTCCGCATTGCGTGGTTCGAAGAAGCGCAGACGGCTAGCCAGCGCAGTCTCGACCTGCTGCGCCCGACGATCCGCGCGCCCGGCAGCGAACTGTGGTTTGGCTGGAATCCGCGTTTCTCGACCGATCCTATCGACGTGCTGCTGCGCGGTGAAAATCCGCCGCCTGGAGCGCAGGTCGTCGAGGCCAATTTCAGCGACAACCCGTGGTTCCCGCAAGAGCTTGTCGACGAAATGGAGTACGACAAGAAGCGCGATCCGGACAAATACGCTCACATCTGGCTTGGCGCATACCAGCAAAACAGTTCCGCGCGCGTGTTCAAGAACTGGAGCGTTGAGGAATTCGAGCGGCCGGCGGGCACTGTGCACCGACTGGGCGCCGACTGGGGTTTTTCGGTCGATCCGTCCGTGCTTATCCGCTGCGACATCGAAGGAAACCGCCTGTATGTCGATTACGAGGCCTATCAGGTCGGATGCGAAATCGTCAATCTGCCGGAACTCTTTATGTCGGTGCCGGATGCTGAGAAGTGGCCCATTACGGCGGATTCTGCCCGGCCAGAAACGATCAGCCATATGCAGAAAAACGGCTTTCCACGCATCCGTGCAGCTATCAAGGGTGCGAAATCTCTGGAAGAAGGCGTGGAATTCCTGAAGTCGTTCGACATCGTCGTGCATCCGCGGTGCAAGCATCTGATCGATGAACTGACGCTCTACAAGTACAAGGAAGACCCGCTTACCGGGGCGATCCTGCCGATTCTCGAAGACAAGGACAACCACGTGATCGATGCGCTGCGCTATGCCTGCGAGGGCGCCCGACGTGCTGGGAAGGCTCCGAAGCCGAGCAAACCTGTAATCCGCCGCACCGTGCATGGTGCTGGCGCCTGGATGGGCTGATCAATGGCACGCAAACGCAAATCCGACGACGCTGAAGCGAGCGGGCTGGACCCGATCGTCAAGGAAGCCAAGGAGAGGTTCGCCCGTTGCGAGGACGCCGAAAGCACATTCCGCCAGCTGTTCGTCGAGGATATGAAGTTCGCCAACGGCGACCCGGACAACAACTGGCAGTGGCCAGATCAGATCCGTCAGTCGCGCGACGGCGACAACCGGCCGTGCCTGACGATCAACAAGGTACGCCAGCACAATTTGCAGATAATCAACGACGCGAAACAGAACAAGCCGAGCATCAAGACGCTGCCGATCGACGGTCAGGCCGACATCCAGATCGCCAAGATTCTGGACGGCATCATGCGGCACATCGAGTACAACTCGCACGCCGAGATCGCCTATGACACGGCGACGGAGTTTGCGGTGCAGGGCGGCTTGGGCTACTGGCGCGTCGTGACCGAATATGCGCACGATGGCTCATTCGAGCAGGAAATCTTCATCCGCCGCGTGAAAGACCCGCTGAGCGTCTATCTCGACCCGGATATCCAGTCTGCTGACGGCGCCGATGCGAAGTTCGGTTTTGTGTTCGAAGACGTGCCGAAAGACGAATATGAGGCGATGTATCCAGAAGCGGACCCGGCGAGCGTCACGTTCCCGATGTCGGCGACCGGCGATCCGTGGCTCGACAAGAACCATGTGCGCGTGTGCGAATACTTCCGCCGTGCGGAAAAGACTGACACGCTGGTCAATCACCCGGTGAAAGGCCCGGTCCGTCTGTCCGAAATCGATGATGAGGACGAGCGCAAAGCGCTTCAGTCTGACGATAGCGTGAAGAAGCGCCAGGTCAGCGAGCCGCATTTCGAGTGGTACAAGATCGCCGGTGACAAGATCATCGACCGCAAGGAATGGCCCGGCCGCTATCTGCCGATCGTGCGCGTCGTCGGCGAGGAAATCGTCATCAACGGCAAGGTCGAGCGCAAGGGTCATACGCGGAACATGAAAGACGGCCAGCGCATGTATAACTACATGTCGTCGGCGAACGTCGAATACATAGCGTTGCAGACCAAGACGCCGTATGTAGCATCGGCCGAAGCGGTTGAGGGATATGAGGACGAATGGGCGAACGCGAACAAGGACAACAAGGCGTATCTGCCCTACAACGGGATGCGCGAGGACGGCTCGCAGATTGAGCGCCCCATGCGCGAGCAGCCTCCTGTAGGCGCTTCTGCGTACCTACAAGCCATGCAGACGGCCCAGCAGGAACTGATGATGACCTCGGGCCAGTATCAGGAGCAGTTCGGTGCGCCGTCGAATGCCGATGCGGGTGTTGCGATCGCCGCGCGCCAGCGTCAGGGCGACAAGGCGACGTATCACTTCATCGACAACGTTGCTCGAGCAATCCGCTACACCGGCCGCATCATGGTCGACCTGATCCCGAAGATTTACGACACCCAGCGCGTGGTCCGGATCGTCGGCGAGGACGGTAGCGAGGACTTCGCGCAGATCAATCCGGAGCAGCCGCATGCGGTGGGTGACCAGCAGGGTAATGCGCAGCCTGCGCCAGCCGATAACTCAAAGCTGAGCGCCGCGCAGGCTGCGCAACTGATCTACAACCCCGGCATTGGCCGCTACGACGTGACTGTCGAGGTCGGCCCGAGCTACGAAACGCGCCGTCAGGAAGCCTTCCACGCGCTCACGCAGATCATGTCGCAGGATCAGGATCTGATGAAGGTCGCGGGCGATCTGCTGTTCAAGGCCGCAGACTTCCCGATGGCTGAAGAGGTCGCTGAGCGTCTGCATCGCACGATCCCGCCTCAGATACTGGGCGAAGGCCCGACGCCGGCGGAAGCGGACATGGAGCAGAAAATGCAGCAGATGGAGCAGATGATCAACCATCTGTCGCAGGCATTACAGGACGCGCGCACTGGAAAGGATATCGACGAGGTCAAGATCAAGGCATACGACGCTGAGACGAAGCGCTTGCAGGCGCTCGGCCAGCCGCTTGACCCGCAAATCGTCGCGCACGTCGCAACACAGGTCGTTATGCAAATGATGCAGACCGGCTCACCGGACGATCCCGCCAGCGGCGCACCGCCAATGGCAATGCCGCAGCAGCAACCCCAACCGAACCCGCCGAGCGCGGGTTTTTCTTTGCCCGCTCCCCAAGGACAGTGACATGAGCTATCCCGGCATTCTCCAGGACCTCGGCAGCACGACGCCGATCACCGGCATGTACCGCATTCTGCAAACGCTCGCGCCGTCGGCAGTCGGCGCAAACACGACCGTCGAGCAGACGTTCACCGTTCCTGGCCTCCAGGTCGGCGATTCCATTGACGTGAACAAGGCATCGCATCAGGCCGGTCTGTCGATCGGCAATGTGCGCGTCTCTGCCGCTAACACGCTGGCGATCCAGTTTGTGAACACGACGGCAGGTTCGCTCACGCCGGCGACCGAGCAATACATCATCGGCGGTCAGCGCTAAAACCCAGCAACACAGCTTTCCAGAAGGCCCGTTTCCAGCAATGGAGCGGGCCTTTTTGCATTCCGTACCGGTGCGGCATCACCGGGCTCAATCCTTGGATACGTCCATGCAAACCGAAGAGAACGCTTCAACTGAAGTAGAGAACGTCACGCCTACGGCCTCCACGGAACAGGCGCAACAGCCCGCATCAGAAGTCAGCACGGAACCGGGCGCCGGGCAAACCGCAGAGCAGATCGAGCAGCAGGCGCAGCAGGAAAAGCCCAAGAACGATTGGGTTCAACGCCGCATCGACCAGCTCACGCGGGAGAAACACGAGGAAAAGCGGCAGCGTGAAGCGCTCGAGCAGCAGCTGCGTCAGTACCAGCAGCCGACTGAAAGCACGGCTCCGAAGCAGATGACCGCCGACGAAATCCGGGCTGAAGCGAAGCGCCTCATCCAGCAGGAACGGTTCGACGAAGCATGCAACAAGGTATTCGACGCCGGCAAGGGCGAGTTCGGCAACGAGTGGGATTCGTCGCTGCGCACGTTCCAGATGCTCGGCGGCGCATCACCTGAGTTTCTCGAAGCCGTCACTGCGATGGATGCCGGCCACAAGGTGTTGCATCACCTGGGCCAGAACCCGGAAGTCGCTGAACGCCTGCTGTCACTTCCTCCGTTGCGCATGGCGCTTGAGCTCGCCCGTCTCGAATCGACGGTCGGTCAGGCGAAACCCAAACCAGTTTCCAACGCCCCTGCGCCGATCAACCCGATCGGCGGCCGGTCTGCGCCCGTTGAGCCGCCTGAGTTTGCGACCACGGCTGAGCAGATCGCGTGGTGGAAGAAACACGGCTCCAAATGAGGCTGAAAAATGGCAAATACTCTTCTTAATACCAGCAAGATTCTCGACAAGTCGCTGATGATCCTTGAAAACAACCTGGCCTTCTCGGGCCGGGTGAACAAGGAATACAGCGATGAATTCGCCGTCAAGGGCGCAAAGATCGGATCGACCGTGAACGTGCGCAAGCCGGTTCGCTTCGTCGGTACGACCGGCCCGGCGCTGGCAGTCGAGAACGTGGTTGAAACCGTCGTGCCGGTCACGCTCGACACGCAGTTCCACGTTGACTTCACGTTCTCGTCGCAGGAACTGACGTTGAACATCGACGACTTCGCGGACCGTTACCTGAAGCCCGCAATGGCGACCATCGCGAACAAGATCGACTTCGACGGTCTCGGCCTGTACACGTCGGTCGCGAACCAGGTCGGCACCGCGGGCACCACGCCGAACGACATCGCAACGCTTCTGGCTGCTGGCACGCGCCTGGATCAGGAAGCCACGCCGCGCGACGGTCAGCGCACAGTCGTATGGGACCCGGCTGCAAACGGCTCGATGGTCAAGGCCGCTGCGGGTCTCTTCAACGCACCGCGCCCGATCAGCGATCAGTACGAAAGCGGCATCTTCGTTCCGGCGCTCGGCTTCGACATCGGCATGGACCAGAACATCCGTCAGGCCACGACCGGCACGCGCACAAACGGCACCGTCTCGGGCGCAGGTCAGACTGGCACGACGCTGAACGTGACGGGTCTGGGTGCCGGTGGCACGGTTGCAGCCGGCGACACGTTCACGATCGCTGGCGTGTTCGCTGTGAACCCGCAATCGCGTCAATCGACGCGCGTGCTGCGTCAGTTCACCGTCATCGCCCCTGCGACCGCAGACGGCTCGGGCAATGCCGCGCTGTCGATCTTCCCGTCGATCAACACGGCTGCATCGAACCAGCAGTACCAGACGGTCTCGGCCGGCCCGGCGAACGCTGCTGCGATCACCTGGGACGTTGCCGCGAGCACGCAATACACCGTGAACATGGCGTACCACAAGAACGCCTTCACGCTCGCAACCGCTGACCTGCAAATGCCGGAAGGCGTGGACTTCGCCGGCCGCCGCAATCACAAGGGCATCTCCATGCGGATCGTGCGCCAGTACGCGATCGGTACGGACACGTTCCCCTGCCGTATCGACGTTCTCTACGGCTGGCGCCCGATTTATCAGGAACTCGCCTGCCGTATCGCCGGCTGATTGACCAAGGGGCCGCTATGTTCGGTTCGACATGCGGCCCCTGCATCCTTCTGGAGTGGTTCATGCCATACGAAAAGTTTCCGATGTGGACGCATAAGCAGGGCGAGCAGTCGCGCATTGTCCACAGTCAGGAAGAACTGGACGCGCTGGGCGAAGGCTGGTCGGACGCGAATCATGTGCCGCCGAAAGTCTATGTCGATTCGGACGCATTCCTCGAATATCCGAAGATGGTCAACGGCGTGATTGTTAACAGCGCAGAGGAAGAGGCAGCGCTGGCACCGGTTGATCCCGAACCCGAGCAGAGCGATGAGCGCGCCATGCTGATCCAGATCGCCGATGAGAAGGGCGTCAAGATCGACAAGCGCTGGTCAGCAGAGAAGATCCGCGCGGCTCTGGAGTCGGCATGACAACCGCCACCGATCTGATCACGCTCGCGCTGAAAGACATCGGCGCGCTCGGCATCGGTCAGTCTATCTCGGCCGAAGACACCGCCGATGCGCTTGCGACGCTAAACATGATGCTAGGGCAGTGGGCTGCGGAGCGTCTGAGCGTCTATCACCTGATCGACACAGCCAAGCAATCGACTGGCGCGCAGTCGTACACGGTCGGGATCGGTGGCGACTTCAACATCACGCGTCCGATCAAGATCAACGCGGCCTATGCGCGCCTCACGAGCAGCGGCGCGGGGAGTGCGGTGGACTATCGCATCAGCATGATCGACGCGCGCGAGGACTATGCACGCATCAGTCTGAAAACGCTGTCGTCGTTCCCGGAATGGGCGTTTTATGACTCTGCCTATCCGCTCGGCAATCTCTTTCTGTATCCGGTGCCGAACAGCAGCTATGAGCTTCACATCGTGACGATGGACACGTTGCCGCAGTTCGCCGCAGCAGGGACTGTCGTCAACCTGCCCCCGCCTTATATGGCCGCGATCCGCTACAACCTCGGCATCTATCTATGTCCGTCGTACCAGCTTGAGCCAACTCCTTCGCTGGTGCGCCTCGCGATGAACGCCAAGCGCGTAATCAAGCGCATGAACAATCAGATTCCGCAATTGACGATGCCGCGCGGGCTGATGTCGAAGTCGCGCTACAACATCTACTCGGACACTTCGAGCAACTGATGCGAGTCCCGCTCACTACCGGTGCCTATCAGACGCGCAGCGTAATTGCCGAGGCACAGCGCAGCGTCAATCTGTACGCGGAGCAGAACCCGCAGGACGCGCCATGCCCGTTCACATACTACCCAACGCCGGGGCTTACGCTTGTATCGACGCCTCCTGTTGCAGGCGAGTCGCGCGGCATCTATACAGCGAGCAATGGTAATCGCTATGAGGTCGTTGGCATAAACGTATACGCCGTGAGCCTGACGAACGTCTATTCGAATATCGGATCGCTTATATCTTCGAGCGGCCCGGTGTCGATGGTCGATAACGGAACGCACCTGTTTATCGTTGACGGAACGGCGAGCGGCTTCACGGTGAAACTCGCAACCAACGTCATGTCTGCGGTGACTGACCCGGCGTTCTATGGTGCCGACAAGGTCGACTTCGTTGATGGCTATTTTGTGTTCAACCGTCCTGGCACGCCGCAGTTCTACATTTCCCTGTTCGACGGGATCATGTTCGACCCTCTCGACATTGCGTCGAAATCGACCTATTCAGACAATCTGGTAACGCTTGCGGTCATGCATCGCGAGGTATGGCTGTTCGGTGAACTCACAACAGAGGTCTGGTACAACACCGGCGCCACTGATTTCACGTTCGGCCGCATGCCGGGGGTATTCATCGAGCATGGATGCGCGGCCAAGCATTCGGTCGCCAAGATCGATCTCGCGCTGTTCTGGCTAGGGCAGGACTTGCAGGGTCAGGCGATCGTGTTCGCCGGCCGCAACTATATGGCCGAGCGCATCTCGACGCACTGCATCGAGCAGGTTCTGTCAGGCTATTCGCGCATTGATGACGCGATCGGATTCTCGTATCAGCAGGGCGGCCACGCCTTCTATGTCCTGACCTTCCCGACTGCAAACGCCACATGGTGCTTTGACGTGGTGACGGGTCAATGGCATCAGCGGGCCTATCTGGAAGCCGATGGATCGCTCTCCCGGCACCGTATGAACTGCCATTCGTTCAACGGTGGGCGCAATCTTGTCGGCGACTGGCAGACAGGTGCGGTCTACATGCTCGACCCGAACGCCTACACGGACAACGGCACGACGATCGAATGCATCCGGGCTTTCCCGCACATCCTGGGAGCGGACGGAAACCGCGTGCTGTTCCGCCAGTTCATCGCCGACATGGAAGTTGGAAACGGTCTGCCTGACGACTCGGCAGGGCCTGAAATCAGACTTCGGTGGAGCGACGACCGCGGTCGCAGTTGGGGGAATTACGTTCAGGGCTCGCTTGGGAAGGTCGGCGAATACCTGACATCGGTCCAGTATCAGCGTCTCGGCTACGCGCGCGATCGCGTGTTCGAGCTTTCGTGGTCGGCTCCGGTTCGCACGGCGTTGAATGGTGCGTGGGTTGACGTGTCGAGGGCGCGCACGTGAGCGATGCCACGAACAGCAACATCCCGAATCCGGGTGTGCCGTTTCTCGATTCGACTGGACGTATCACGCAGGTATGGTGGGCCTTTCTGCTGGCTATATTTCAGCGTACTGGAGGGATCGGAACTCCACCGTCAACAACGCAGATCGATTTCACGCCGCTGATCGACGCGCAGGCGCCTTATCCGCTCTTCATGCCAGATCAAGATGCACCGGCGCCGGTTGCGTGGCAACAGTTCGCCACTGACTTCGCGCCAGAGCTGGTCGCAGTGCCGTTTTTCCCTGTCGATCCGGTCGAGGACATTTTCACGTCTGGCACAGATTTCATGCCAGGGACGACGACAACCCTGACGCTCTCGAAGGTCTACACGTCAAAGGCCGCAGTGCTTGTGCACTTCGATGGCACGTTCCAGGCGACGGACCAATACAGCATTTCAGGCAACACGATTACCTTCACGTCAGCCATTCCGGTCGGCGTGTCCAAAGTCTATGCGCGAGGCTAAAGCATGACGACGAAATATCGCGAAATGGTGGCGGCAGCGACGCTCACCGGGGCCGCCGTTTCCTACTACACGACTCCGGCCGGCACCTATGGGGCGATTCACGCAGCCAGCGTTTGTAATCCGACAGGCGCGGTAGTGACGGTCAATATTTACAAGGTCCCCACTGCTGGTGCGGCTGGATCGCCAACGAAGATCGCAAGCAAGGCGGTTGGTGCGGGCGCGACCATCGCCGTCCCCGAAATCGTGAATCACAAACTGGAGCCCGGCACACAGCTTTATGCCGATGGCCTCGCCTGCACGCTGAATATCAGCGGCGTTGAATACGTCCCGAGCTAAATGAAAAACTTCCACTTCCTCGCAACTGGCGTCGATGTCAATCCGCTCATGCTCGCGATCCGTCGCCGCCCCGACCTCTGGAAAGAGGACACGTTTCTTCGCCACTATCCGCAAGGCCCATTCGGCGAGACGGAAACGATCATGCTGCGCTTCCCAGAAAAGGTTGAAGGTCTGACCGAGGAGCAGATCGAGCTGTACAAGCAGAACCAGTTGGCCGGATATGACCAATACGAGGCGATCGACTATCCCGCCTACAAGGTGCTGCATGAAGCGCGACCACTTGTCATGAATCTGATGGCGCGGGTAAGTGGGGAAAGGCTTGGCCGGGTGATGATCAACAAGGTGTGCCCAGGCGGCAGCATATTCGCCCATGCCGACACGCCGGAACAGACGCGTTACTACACGCGCTTTCATATCGTGCTGCATGGACTTCCAGGCGCGGTCCTGAAGGCCGGCGACGAGCAGATCAACATGCTGACTGGCGAATGCTTCTGGTTCGACAACAGCCAGGTTCATGAGGTCATCAACAACAGCGCCGACGAGCGCGTGTCGATGGTAGTCGATATTCGGACCGCGCGATGATTACTTTCACCATCGAGCCTTTCTCGGGAGTCTATGCCGAACTGCTGCCGCTTCTATGCGCGCATTACGGCGAAATCTCCACACACAAGGACCACGGCGTGCCGCTCGATCCGATTGTCGAGGTCTACCGCGCGCGCGAGGCAGATGGATCGCTCCTGATGGTGATCGGTCGCGAGCAGGGCGAAATCGTCGCCTACTTCGTGTGCTTTATCGCGCCTGGCCTGCATTACCGGTCATGCCTTACCTGTTCACCAGATATTTTCTTCGTGAAACCTGATCGCCGCACTGGCATGACAGGCATTCGCATGTTCCGGTTCGTTGAGAAAGAACTGGTGCGCCGCGGTGTCCGTCGCTGGGCGGTCGGCAGCAAGGTTGCTCACGATGCCTCGGCGCTATTCAAGTTCCTCGGCTTTTCGCCTGTCGAGACCACATACGAACGTTGGCTCGGGGAGGGTTAATCATGGTCGCAGCAGCAGTAGCCGGCGCAGCAGTCGTCGGGGGCGTGGCGTCGG